GTCTTCTTTTTTCTCTTCCATTTTCTTCTTGATGAAATCAGGCATTTCGGCCTTCTTTTTCATAGTTGCAATAATATTTTCGAAGACTTCTTCCGAAACCTCTTCAAATGTTGCAATAGTAGCTTCGCAATCTTCTTCGCTGAATCCGATTTCACTAAGTTGAGCTTTACGCTTCATCATAGCTTCTTTCTTTTTCATCATTGCGAGCTTTTCGTCTTTTTCTTTCAAGTCTTCTTCTTTAGCAGCTAAAGACTCTTCTTTTTGAGCCAAAGACTCCTTGAGAAGTTTGATATCAGACTCCAATACTTCGGATTCTGCTTTCGCGGAAACCTCAGCCTTGGTGATTTCTTCTTGTTTTTCAGCAAGAGAAGACTCTAGGTTAGAAATTTGAGACTCAAACTCCGCCTTTTGTTCTGCTATTACTTTTTCTTTAAGAACTTCATTTGCAGATTTTGACTCTGCAAGCTCTTTTTTAAGAATTGAGACTTGATTCTCTAATTCGCTTGACATGTCGTAACTCTCCTTAATCGAGGATGTTGTTGAAATAATTGATTTGGACTCACTAAAAGATTCATTGCTGAGTATTAGACTTTCAGGATTAGCAGGATTGGAAACTAAGCCTTTACCAGAGAACGATAAGTTTCGTAACATTCTGCCAACTCTATAGTTATTGTACTCGCCTTCACCGCCATAGGCCCTTAGGTGTTTAGTTAAAAACGCAGAAGCCTCATTTCTTTCCAAAATGGACTTTTCTCCATCTGGACTTATCATAGCGTAGTCGAAAGCTGGGAATAAACATTCCATAGAAACGAACCACTTACCTTCCTCGATCTCAGAAATGATTCTACTCACCCTAGACCTTTGCTCCAAATCGCTCCACTCTTTATAAATAACGGCTTTTGTGAGAATGTCGAAATCTTCAGGTAGGTCATCTTTTGAATGAATGTCCACACCTGACTTATCGACAACCCTATTACCGGTTATATGACCAATGATATCTTTCTCATTGTGCATAAAATTGAAAGGCTTGTCTTCGGGGGTTTCCCTAGCAAGCCATAGCTCTTCTCTGTTGAAAACATCATCATTCTTGTTCCAGCCGGTGCTGACAAGTACAGATTCAAGATTGTACAGGTCGAACTGGCGTTTATCTCCAGCCATACTAGAACCTATCCTCTGGAGTTCTTCATCCGTTAAGGACTCTAACTCGGGAAGCATAGCCTCTGACATTTTAGCTAAAGACTGGCAATATATAGAATTACTAGAAATCTGATCAGCTATGCCGTCAGAAATTTCTTGTTTATATATATTAATATTCATATTTGTTTTCTCCATATGTGGTATTACACAAAAAAATAAATTTGTGGGTTATTTTAAGGAAAAATGAAATCCTTTACAGTTCTAGGTTGTCCAAGCAGAACGCTTCTGAGTTTATCAGCCTCAATTCTTCAATCTTGGGATTTCTGTTGAACGCACGTTTGAAGTCAGAAATCATAGCTTGTACATTACTCTGAAATTCTTCACTTGGAGTACTTCCCGAACTTATCAACTCTTGTATGACAGCTTCAGTTATTGGAATCATTGGACGCATACCTGTAAATATACACAACTTAAAATACTCCAATTGATCTACTTCGGACTTAGTAAGAGACCTAGCTGTAGACTTTGAGAACTTAGCCAAGGCTATAGGGGTAAGGATTTTTGATATTTGCTCTTGAGCTTTAACCCCCCAAAGGCAGATTGTTGACTTAGAAGCTTCCCCACTTCTCGGTAAAACCGTTTTTTCTTTTCTTTTTTGCTTATCTCGTGAGTTTTTAGGTCTACCATTTTGACCCTCTGGCTCATATTTATCTTTGGGAACTTTAGATTCTTGCTCGTTAATCTGAGGTTTTGAATACGGTAAATTCAAATCTTCCAAAAACACCTTAGTGTCTAGCTGGTCTTTAGTTAATGCTATCTTGGCTATATCTTCTTTTTGTTGAGGGTTGTGGTATGGGCCAGCTTTTGGCGGCTTTGACTTTCCAACACCCCTATCTTTTTCTTCTCTTTTCACTCTAATCTTCTCTATGCTAGGAAGCTCACCAAATCTTTCCAGTAGCGTCTCGTCGGAAATCAAGCCTCTGTCGTTTAATTTAATGTAAAGTTCTTTTTGAGTTGATTCGTCTGATAGAACTATTTCATCAAACTTTATAACCGCTGGAAGTCTGAATCCCATAGCCTGTCTGACCATCTCAAGTTCCTGCCTCCAAAAACCAGAAATTATCTCTCTGCCGTATTCTAGTCTTTCTACTAGAGTTTTAAGAGAAACAAAGTTATTGCTATACCCACCGCTAGTACTAGCCCCTGTTAAAGTCGGCGGTATTCCTAGTCCTGCGTATATACTGGTTAAAACAGGCTGATACTTAGCCTCCCCAAGAAACTTGTAGACTTGAGAGCTAGACTCCTTAAACTGAAGTTCTGGCCCCCAAACGAAATCCATAGTACCACCACCAACGTGACTAGCCAATTGATTTCTAAGCCTTTTCGTTGCGGCAGCGGTTGGGATGATCTTGTGGTCTAGACTACCAAGAGTCCAAAGCCTTACGTTGGATATAGCACCATCAAGGGCTGCAATGTCTGCTAACTTCATTTTTTCAAGCATGATAATATCGTCCAAGATAGCGTATATCATTGGATTTGCCCAAGCCATCCAGTCGTCTTTTTTATAGAAATACATACCTACATCGTCGAGGGGTATTTGTCTTTTGTTTGTTTCTATAGCACGTTTTACGTCTGGAGGAAAGATATTTTTAATGCTATCATTACTTCGTATCGACTCCATCATAGCTTGATGAGTTAGGTCGTTTATGTTAAGAACGTAACTTGGGCCACCATTGCTCAACCTACCTGCGTCATTTGCTATGTCTACAGCCAAAGGGTTTAAAAACTCGTAAGACCAAGGTATTACATTTTTAGCGTAATTTTTATTTGGTACATCTACAAAGCTTTCCGCAGTAGCCCTTTTTAGAGAGTCGGCAGTCTTTTTATTTACCTTTGTGACATTTCTTCTCACCGGCACATTTCCACAGCGATATAGGTAGTTTAAGAACCTTTCAGACCGTTCTAGTCCCTTTACCTGTCGGAACCAAGTTTTAAAAAATTTCTCAATAGTTTTGTTTGGGTGATATATATTCAAACCTTGAGACGAAAAATCGCTCATCAAATCAATAACATTTCTAATTATACCAACCTTGTCATAAGCAACCATACATTGCTTTATGATTCTTTTTTGCTTTTTAGATATGGACTCGCCGGGGCGAAAGTAGTCGTAGTCTTGTCTTAAAAACCCCGGTCTAACAGACGTATTGGGTTCTATGTCTAAATAGCTAGTCCTCTGCCTACTCCCGTAAGCGACAGACTTTTCCATTGGCCCGTAATCTTCGCCAACACTCCCCGAAAAAGCGTCTTGCCTTTCATCTTCACTAGCCCAAGTCTTGTACATTATAACTTCTTTTTTGTCTGACATCTACATCTCCGTTTAATAGTAATGGCAATGGGACTGCTTTCAATTCAATACATATACACAAACTATCCCCCGTTGTTGATTTTTTCAGTAAACCAACTTGGGCCGTGATATAATACTTCTTTTTCGAAGTTTGCTTGAGAGTCAACAACCGCAAAACCTCCTTGAGTCATATGGTCTACCATTACCTTTTCCGTTAATAGTATCCTAGCTGACATATTAGCCATAATTAAAGATGAGTACCTATCTTTTCTCATTCTGTTTTTCTTTCCTGCCGCAACTTTAACTTCTGGCGTATCCCATCTCTCTCGACCCGCAGGTGTTTGAGTCATGACAATCATAGAGAGTTCGTCTTTTAACTCTTCTACTTCCATAACACAGTCTTCGAGCGTATCGTAAACCCTACCTGTGGCATTGTCTTCCTCTGCTGAAAGCCCTAGGCTAACGGAGTCAAAGTAGGGGAATAACACAATCCTATCTTCAAAATCTTTTCTCAAACCATGATTAGCCTCAGCTAACCAACCAGCGTTTGCAAATTGGCACATTCTCAATATATGCGACCCTGTATGATCGTCCGTGTCAGACTCTTTATCTGGGTCTATAACGGGCCAAATCGCCAACTCTCCAGGACCTATCTTGTCCTTGTCATGCAACGCCTCCATTACTGCAATCCCTCCACCCTGTGCGTCCAATGCTATTTCGGCACAAGGAAATACTTTCATTAGCTGGCGAATCTTTTTAGCACAGTACGAATAAAAGTCGTCCTCGTCAACTACTTTCATTTTCAGCTTGTCTTTGTGCTGCTGTCTGTTTGTAGTCCAACAGTGAACGATCTTTCTATGATCTGGGTTAACCTCTAGTACGACTATGCTGAAGTTATCAACTTCTGAAGCTGGGTCAACGCCATAAACGTACTTCTTTCCTGAGCTACCCCTCAACTGAGATTCAAAGAAAACGTCTCCCGACAAGTGTTTTATTGGATTTGTCTTGGATGTTGTGCACGACTCAATCAAAGACCTCTTGAAGAAACCCTGACTGTCCGTAGTAAAACAAGCACCATACTCCATGTTATATATACCAGAGTGGATTGTCGCCTTTGCTCTAGCTACTTGGCCCTCGTCCATAAATCCATCGGCCAGTTTATCTACTGGTATTCTTATGACTGAGTACTCACTCCAATCAAAGTCGTCTGGTGGATCATTTCCAAAAACCTCTTTAAGTCTTGATTTACTGCCCCTGCTATTGACGATAGCCTTGTAACGCTTCCAGTAGTCAGCAAAGTGATTAAAGTCATAATACGCAGTACCAGATAAAATAATCTGGTTTGACTTCTCTTGCAACATACCGTTTTCTTCTTCTAGTTCTATCCCTA